ACAGAAAATTCGTATTGCTTCTATTGGCGGTGCTACTGCTATTACACTAGAAGAGAAATATACTGGTAATACTATTTTAATTAATTCAACACAAAGTATACCAGCCAATGTAACAAGATTTTGGGAGTTCTATAATAACTTTGATGTAGCTCCAGGCACTTCACCTTTTGCTAATACACAAGGTGGTACGGCTGACGAAATTCATGTTGCTATTGTTGATGAAGACGGTAAATGGACCGGTACTAAAAATCAAGTCATAGAAACATGGCCAAGTCTCTCTTTAGCATCAGATGCAAAGACTCCCGAAGGTGCTAGTAACTACTATAAAGATGTATTGAATAGAAAATCAAATTACGTTTGGTGGGCTAAACATCATTCAACTAACACTAATGCTGGTAGTAAAGTAGCTGGTACAACTTTTGTTGGTGGTACTGCTGTACAATCAGCATCAATGGTATATGGTCGCGATGGTACTACACCATCTAATGCCGATTATATTAACGGTTACAACTTCTTTAAGAATTCAGAAGAAGTAGATTGTTCTTTCATTCTTGGCGCTGGTGCCAATCAAACTAGAGCAATTCATCTAGTAAATCAAATTGCAGAATTTCGTAAGGATTGTCTAGCTGTTCTTTCACCAGAGAAAGCCGATGTTGTAGACAATGCTCGATGGTCAGGCGCTCAAACTGAAGATATTATTGAATATCGTAATACTCTACCTTCAAGTTCATTTGCGGTAATTGACTCAGGTTGGAAGTATCAATATGATAAGTTCAATGACCTTTTTCGCTATGTTCCATTAAATGGAGATAGTGCAGGTACTATGGTAAGAACTGATAGAGTTCGTGACCCTTGGTATTCACCTGCTGGTTTCAATAGAGGCCAACTAAAGAATGTTATTAAACTAGCATTTAATCCTAATAAAGCAGAGAGAGATGAACTCTATAAGAGTGGTATCAATCCTGTAACAGCATTCCCTGGGCAAGGTACAGTCTTATTCGGCGATAAGACAATGTTAGCCAAACCTAGTGCTTTTGATCGTATTAACGTAAGAAGGCTCTTCATTGTATTAGAGAAAGCTATCGCAACAGCGGCTAAGTTTACTCTATTCGAGTTCAATGATGAGTTTACCAGAGCAAACTTTGTTAATCTAGTAGATCCATTCCTTAGAGATGTTCAAGGACGCCGTGGTATTACAGACTTTAAAGTAGTGTGTGATGAATCAAATAATACTCCCGAAATCATTGACCGTAATGAGTTCATTGGAGATATCTTCATCAAGCCTGCTCGTTCTATCAACTTCATTCAACTAAACTTTGTCGCCGTTAGAACTGGTGTCGAATTTAGTGAAGTAGTTGGACAAGTCTAGTATAAATAGTTAAAAGATAAGGAGTTAATCAAAATGGCATTTAATATCACCGGGTTCCAAGGACAGTTGACAGGCGGCGGCGCCAGAGCCAATCTGTTCCAGGTGACTATTGACAATCCAGTTGATAGAGGATCATTTATTAAAACATCATTCATGGTACAGGCTTCTACTATTCCTGAAGCTACCTTGGGTATTGCAACACAAAACTATTTCGGGCGTGCTATTAAGTATGCTGGTAATAGAACATTCGCTGATTGGACTGCTACTATTATCAATGATGAGGATTTTCTCATCCGCGATGGTATGGAGCGTTGGTCGAATGCTATCAACGGTTTACAAACAAACCTAAGATCTCCTGGCCTTCGAACCGCAGCGCAATATAAATCCAATGCTACGGTAACTCAATTCTCTAAAGATGGTCAACCAATTCGTACATATAACTTTGTTGGTATCTTTCCAGTTACAATCGGTGCTATTCCATTAGATTGGGGCACAAACGATGCCATCGAAACTTTTGAATGTACGTTCTCGTATGATTACTGGCAAGCTGGTGAAGGTGTTGTAGGACAAGTAACTAACGCCCTCTTTGGCTAATTCTTAATTATATTATAAAGAAATAGTATATTAGTAAAGAACGGCGGTTACTTTGTGACCGTCGTTTTTTTAATCATTGACTCAAAAACGTGTTAATGCTATAATATAAATAGAGATGTAAAACTATTCTAGGAAGTGTGATAGATGGCAGTAGAATTATTTGGTTTCACAATTGCTAAAAGTAAAGAAGAACAAGCAGCGAATACTGTAAAATCATTTGTGCCACCCGCACATGATGATGGAGCGGTAGAAGTAGCGGCTGGTGGCGTATATGGTACATATGTAGACCTAGAAGGCACAACTAAATCAGAAGCAGACCTTGTTTCTCGTTATCGTACTATGGCCATGCAGCCTGAGTGTGATAGTGCTATCGAAGATATCGTTAATGAAGCTATCGTTATCGATAATGCTATGCCCGTGGATATTATATTAGATGATTTAGAGTATTCAGATAACATTAAAACTAAAATTAGAGAAGAATTCTATAACGTATTAAAACTCTTAGACTTTAACGGTAAGGGTTATGATATCTTTAAACAATGGTATATCGATGGTCGTTTATACTATCATCTTATGGTTAATGAAAAGAAACCTAGAGAAGGTATCAAAGAACTTCGTAAAATAGATCCTAGAAAAATTAAAAAGATTCGTGAGAAAATTACAACTACCGACCCTCGTACTAAAATTACTATTGAAAAGGGTTATAACGAATATTTCATCTATTATCCTAAAGGTATTAGTTCACAAGCAGGTACACAAACTGGTATTAAAGTATCTACTGATGCTATCTGTCATATTACTAGTGGGGTATCTGATCCTAATAATCAATTTATCTTAGGCTATCTTCATAAAGCTATCAAACCTCTAAATCAACTTCGTATGTTAGAGGATGCAACTGTTATCTATCGTCTATCTAGGGCACCTGAAAGACGTATTTTCTACATTGATGTGGGCAATCTACCACCCGCTAAAGCAGAACAATATTTAGCTAACATGATGGCCAAACATAAGAATCGTCTAGTATATGATGCTAGTACAGGCGAAGTGAGAGATGATCGTAAATTCATGACTATGTTAGAAGATTTCTGGTTACCCAGAAGAGAAGGTGGTCGTGGTACTCAAATCGAAACTTTACCCGGTGGTACTAATCTAGGTGAAATGGACGATGTAGATTATTTCCGTAGGAAGTTATACAAGTCTCTTAATGTGCCTGTAACTCGCATGGAATCAGAAAATCAATTTAACTTAGGTAGATCTAATGAGATTACCCGAGACGAATTGAAGTTTTCTAAATTCATTAAAAGATTGCGTACACGTTTCACCCATCTATTTGATGAGCTATTAGAAGTTCAATTAGTATTAAAAGGTATTATCAATCGTAAAGATTGGCCTAAAATTCGAGAGAATATATCATTTGAATTTTCTCATGATAATTATTATTCAGAACTAAAAGAAGCAGAAATTCTTCGTGAAAGATTAAATCTAGCTAATGAAATTGATACATTTGTAGGTAAGTATTATTCATTAGCATGGATTCGTAAGAATGTTCTTCATATGTCCGAAGAAGATATAGAAGAAATGGACAAAGAAATTCAGGCCGAAGAAGAAGATCCTGATAGTCCTATGAATGATGAAGATGAAGATGATGAAGATGATAAAGAACCGGAAACTAAAGCAGAACCAAAACCTGAGCCACAAGAAGAAGAATTTACACCTGTCGAGATGAATGAAGAAGATAAAAATTTAATCTCTAAAATGTCATCTATGATAGATAATGTGAATTTAGAAGAAGATTTAACGCCACTTGAGATGAGTGATGAAGAGAAAAATCTAATTACAGAAATGACATCTTTGATGGTTAGCACAGAATTAAGCGCCGAGGAAAAGGAATAATGAAAGATCTCGAATTATACCAAGCTAAAGTTCTAGCTGCCGCAGTTCAAATATCTAAATCTGAAACTAAAAAACAGCTTTCGGAATTAAAAGAACAAATTGATAACGTTAAATTTGTTCGAGGACCAGCAGGACCACCGGGCCCCAAAGGTGATACTAATCCCGTTATTGTAGGAGCTACTGGGGGCCAGGGTGAAAGAGGAGAAAGAGGAGACGATGGTAATTCTTTAACAGAAGCAGGTATATTTGAAGATAATTTAGTATTAGGCTTTACTGATGGTGAAAAATTAGATGTAGGTAAAGTAATAGGTCCAAGAGGCGGACAAGGAAAACAAGGTGTAATTGGCGAAGAAGGTCCTATTGGAGTCAAGGGACTTAGAGGTGAATTGGGCCCTATTGGTCCTCAAGGTGTGAAAGGAGACAAAGGTGATAAAGGAGATCTCGGCAATACCGGTGATACCGGACCCATTGGTTTACAAGGAAATGTTGGAA